ATGTCAAGCAAGGTATTGTCGCTGTACCCGTCTCTGTAGGCACGCACCTCATGCAGATAGAGGATTCCGTTCTTTTGGGATATATACGCAGCAGCAGTCTCGTCTGCTCCTCGTCCGGAGGGGTCGACACTGCAAATTGTCTCAGTGTACGGACTCCATTCTCCTTGCAGTTGCATAGGTGAATAGAAATAATCTCCGGGTAGTCCGACTGTGGGTAAGTCTTTGAGTATGTTTGCTGGGTCTGAGCACCATACGACGTTATCGGGTGCATCAGTAGGATTGACACTTGTAATAACAAGATCAGCCATCTTAAGAGGAAACTTCTCTGCGTCACTAAGCGACGTATCGAGCATGAACTGGAGTGCAAAGTTGCTTCTACCCATTGAGGCTTCTCTGTCAACGAGGTCATCGTCATCAAAACGATCAGGGTCAGTGCAATCCCAAGGTAAAGCTCCATTGTCTATGTCCTCTTGTAGTTGTGGCGCTATAAGTCCTTCGTACGGTGTAATATCTTTAGGAAACCTAGCTGGCCAAATGAATGGTTTGTAGTTACGTTCAGCAAGTTTTCTATAGACTGTGAAAGTAGTCTGGGGTGTTCCCAGATACATAATACGACTATTATCATAAGGGGTAAGTATTGATTCAGCTTCTGTACAGAGTTGTAATAACTTCTCCCGCATCATTTCAGTCATACTGTTCCCGGGTACCTCTATGTCATCTAGTACCATCAGGTCTGCACGACTTCCCGTTAACTGACCAGTAATACCAACACTTTTGACTGATGGTGCCTGATGAGGTGAACAGTTTACGTCGAAGGAAATTCTTGACCATCGCGCGTCGTCGCTCTTTGGTTGCAAATGATTTAGCCATGGTGTCTCTATAATTAGTTTTTGTAAAAATATAGACATGTTATCTGCCCTTTCCTTAGAAGCAGAGATAATCATTATCTTTTTTTCTGGGTCTTTGAATAAAGTCCATAACACGAAAGCACCAGTAATCCAAGACTTACCAACGCCACGAAATGCTTGTACTTGTAGTCTTTTTGGTCCATGTTGTATGTAGTCTGCTATCGCGTATTGTGCCCTAGTAGGAGATGGTAAATCAAGCTGGTCCCACAAAGCTTGCAGAAACAGCTTGAAATCGTCCTGTAAGGCGCTTAAAACATCTGTCATGTATGTTTCTATCTAAATTTCTTCCTGTCCCTTGTAGATATCTTAGCTGCGCCTTGATTGATTGTATGCTCAGCCCCGGCTAACGCTAATTGTAACGCCAAAGTAACAGGTGTGGACAAACCACCGGTCAATGCATCTATTCCTTCTAACGCTAAGTCAGCAGTTCTAAATGCTAGATCTGTGCCTGTCTTTTTAGTTAAGCCTTCTTTTTGCATTGCATGCACAGAACCACCAAACGAAGATAGTGCTATTGCACCACCTACGTATGGTATAGCTTTACTAGCAAACTTGCCAACTTTTAATGCTTTACCATTTTTTGCAAGTTTTATTGCTCTAGCGCTAGGATTTCTTAGTTCCATACCGAGCAAAGCTTTTTGTTTTGCAGCAACTTGTGCTTGTTTACGAGAGTTGTCTAAACCACTTAGTCCTTGTATATTCTTAGGGTCATCACCAATACCTCTAGCTCTTAAATCTTTTAGCTGTTTGTTGTACTGCCTAGTTGTGATAGCACCAGATTTTTTCTCTAACTCTAACTGTTCTAAATATCCTATAGACTCTTGTATTTCTATTATATGGTCAGCTTCTTTACCAGTTTTACGTATTGCTGAAGCTTTAGCTTTAGATGCATCTTTTTGTGCTTTAGTAAGATGAGCACTACTATCTTTGATACCTTTTGCTCTTTTTGCAGCTTCAGTTGTTTTAGCTGTTTGACTAGCAAAGTTGAATCCGTCAACACTGCTAACGCCTGCACGCGATCTATTTCTAAATTGTTGTAATTTACCGTCAATGTATGTTTTAGTTATTACTCCAGCTTTACTAGGTCTGCCATCAGGAGTAAATTTGTTGTTTTGTTTTATCTTATTACGTAAAAATTGAGTAAACTCATCTTTTTGTGCAGAAGTAATATTATATGCACCATTGACGGGTACAAATTTCTCCTTAGCCATTATGCTGCTATGTGGTCTTGTATTAGTTGTTCTCTAACAGGTCGACTTCCAAATGTTTCTCTTGACCATCTAAGCCAATCGCTACTACCTTTACCTTGGTTGCACGCCCTACAAGCGGGTACAAGATTCGTTGTAATACTCTCACCGCCTTTGCAACGAGGCTTGACGTGATCGAGTGTAAGTTCTGTAAATTCATAAGATTCTCCGCAATAAACGCATGTACAATTAAAGTGCTCTTTGATAGCTCTTCTCCAGAGCTTCTTTGCTTCAGGACTTGTCATGGTTATTAAGTTGTGTAAGTAATGTTCTGGTTTAGGTAGTAGAGGGGTCATTTACGTATTTTAAGTCTGCTTTTCCTGTTTTCGGATGGACTTTGGAGTCTGCCCTTGGTAGTACTCCCCTTATAGTGAGCAGCGTCGCGCCCATCACCATTTCCGTAGGTACCAAGTTGTCTATTAAGTCTGTTTGCATTTACACGTAGGGCTAGACCCTTTTTGGTTTTGTTGTATTTTTTTTGTTGCTTGAGCCTTACTGCTCTAGCTTTTGGGTTGGACCTATAGTATTTAGCTGTGCTTGCCATAAAGTCGCTCCTTTACTAATTCTGGGTCTACCGTTGGCATAACCTGAGCTAACTTAGATAAAGGATTTCCGTCATACGCAACACCACTAATGTCATTAGCTTTTAACCAATCACAAGCTGCCTTAAGGTCCTGTGTAGTTGCTTCACCCGATTTTATACGAGATAGAAATTCTTTAGTAATTAGGTTATGCAACTCGTTAAATTGGTCTTCTGTTGCCTTTTTCTTCATTTTGCTCCTCTCAGAATCGCCTACAAGGGCGATGAAAAAAGTCCCGGGTATGTTTGTACCCTAGGATTTTAGACTCCTAAGCCTTTTTTGACGATCTGTAAAGCTCTGTCATCAAGCTCATTATCGGTCTGCTCTACTAATTTTTCTAGTAGTTCGACTACAAAAGTCTTAAATTTTGGTGACTTAAGTGCAGATAGTACGAATGGTTTAACGATTGCTAACATTGTTTTTTAATAATGATTGAATAGGTACTACATCCGAGCATATGTGATATACACGTGACCCGGGTAGCAGGGTAAAGCCCTTTTGCTGGAGTTCGGCACATTTGAGAGCACGAACCAGCTCGAAATCGAGTTTGTTTTTTTGTATCTGACTTTCAGCCATGCGTTCGCATTGCTTAGTCATGTCTCGATTAAGGGGTACCATAAAGTTTATTTGGAAACCCCAGTTTTCTGATATAACATAACCATCTTCTGTTTGTGGTTCTGTATCGTTGCCCATATAAAATGGACTAAATGTCATAGTGCTGCCATTACAAGATATGTTGCTACCAAAGGATTGTCGGCTTGGAGCACCATTATTCTGAAATTGTACAGCTTGATTTGTAACGTTTCCGGTGGCGGCTGCCACAGGGTTACTATTATTATTGGTGTCTCCTTCTGCAAGTACAGGACTTACTGAGAGAATACAGAGAGCGATGTAGTAGTAGAGTTTATTGTATAGTTTCTTGTGAAATCTATTTGTTCTACTAAGCCTGCTGCTCTTGTTGTGGTTTCTAAATTCCACGGTAGTGAAGTGTTAGTT